ATATGACTATTATAATATATACAAAAGGTGCCATAAAGACACCTCTCGTGAATGGAATACCTAGTTGAAGGTATACCTATTACCAGACAGGCCTGTCTGGCGTGTAGAATGGTGTATCTTTATCATCTTCGTCAGTATCAACTTCATCACCAGTTATTAGCGAAAGGGTCGATAACAATGCTTCCTTTTCACTTTCATCGAACTTGGAACAAGCCATATTGACCGATAAGTCTAACTTACCAAGCACTGAATAGGTCTTGAGAATGTGGGTTAAACGACGAGTCGAGATAACACACTCAATGCCACCTTGATTAAAAGAAGTACGAATGGTTTTTGCCCACCGAGTTAAACGTTCAACCAACTTATTGTTCTCAGAACTTGTTAAATCAATACCATACTCAGTACAATGCTTAATCAATATATTCTTTTCTTGAGAAAGTGTAGGCCACCCTTGATCAATAACACCCGCAAACCGCTCCATAAATGCATCATCTATAATGGTTGCTGCTGAAAATGAACCATCTTCTGAGCCATTACCTTTGGTATTACCAGTAGCAATAATATTAAAACCTTCTTTAGGATGAATGGTTTCACCCGTACGCTTGATAACAAAAGAACTCCCTTCCATAATACCCTGTAAACACATTATCTTATTAGAACCACGATCAATCTCGTCTATAAGAAGTATTGCACCTGCTTCCATTGCATTGACTACAGGACCTTTCTCAAAAACTGTATTACCATCAATTAAACGCATTCCACCAATTAAAGAATCTTCATCAGTTTCTGGTGAGATCTGAACTCGAATCATTTTACGCTTTACTTTAGCACAAGCTTGTTCAATCATAAAAGTCTTACCATTACCAGATGGACCAGTAACAAGCATTGGCATAAACATCTGTGAGGATATAATAGACTTAACTGTAGAAAAATTGGTTCCAGGAACAAAATTAATTGCAGCTTTAGGAACTTCAATATCATGCTTGATAGGTATAATTTGTGGTTTTGTTGGAACACTTTTTAACTCAAAATTACTTACATTTTCCATCGTGGCTTCCTTAACTTCTGTTTTAATCTGAGCTGTATTATTAACTGCTTTAACTGTTGTCTCTTTTTTATTACGTGGCTTTTTCATCGGTGGAACATTATAATCATTACCATCACTATCAATATACTGATAATTACCTTCAGCTACTGTAACACCACGTTTTTTACCAGTTTCATCAAGAAGAAATACCTTAATTAATGCAGGAACTTCAGGATCATCTGACCATTTATAAACTCGTCGAGCCAACGTCTCAATTTTATACTCACCATTGAAAGTCTCGTTACCACGACCTAAATAACCATTAACAACTTTAACACTTTTTACTTCACTCATAATATTTCCTTTCCTCAATTTATGCATATATTATATATCAGTACCAATCAATTGTCAACACTTTTTTGTTAACATTCAGTAATAATTTCTATAACCTGCTGTTTAACCTTCTCAACGTCTAAATCGTTATTATATAAACTCCACCATTTCTTAAAGCCAGGTGAAACTTCTGTACCATCTTCATCAGATTTATATGCGGCTGATTCATAACCACCAATATATACCTCAATCTTAACTGCACTGGTAAATGGTGAATATTCAAATAATACGTCATTACGACTTTGGCTTTGCTCATAACAAAAATCTAACAGAATCTTAATCTTTTCTTTACTATCCATAATAACACCTCTAAGCCTTTCCGTTTAATATGGGTATATTATATCAAGGCCGCGGACCATTGTCAACACTTTTTCATCCCTTTTTATTAACTTTTAGTAATAAACAATCAATAGTTATACCGTCAAAGTCTAATTCCAGACACCAGAGGGGCTCTCTCTGCAATACAATACTGACCATATAAACAAAAAAAACCACCCGAAGGTGGTTAAGTATTAATCAATCTTATTATTATGTATATACAACCGCAATATTCTTATAATGGGTCATAATATAACCAGTACTTTCTTTATCATGCTCAGTTAACTCACCAGCAACAATACGCGGGTCTTCTAATTTTACGTAACTACCTGATGGTAATAATACTGTTTCTCCAACTGAATACCCAATAGGTTTATTTTTAATATCGCGACCTAACTGAACTACTGTTCCACACGTTGGTATTGGAAACTCAGTTTTAAATTTTCCTTCTATTTCATTACCTAAATGGTCGACCGCTTGAACGTCATATGGCTCAGGTATAATAATCTCAATTGCGACCATTTCACCTAATAACCGTACTCCCTTAATACCTTCTTTATTAATCATTTCCATTTTATTCTACTCCTTCTTCATCTAATGGCATTAGTTTATAACCATCTGCCTCTATTAATTCTGTAACTAAATCATCGAATACTTGAATAATTGCTTTCTTTGTCATATGTTTACTTACGTGCACCGGTACAAAATCTGGTGCAATTCTACTAAGCTCATTACATAAAACTTCATAAATACTGATAATCTCAGCTTTTTTCATATCCATTGAAACGGTAGGAAGCTCGATATATTCAAAATCTTCATCTTCAGACTGTAATAATGTTTCTTCATCAATACTTGATAATGCATCCTCAACTATTGACATTACTTTCTTAATTTTTTTATTTTCATCATTAGCTCTATCAGACTGAACTTCAATCATATGCTCTAAACGTTCTGTCGCTTCAGCAGCTGTTAACCACATATCATCATTCTTATTAATAATTAAATCAATCTCATCTTCTGTTAAAAAATCTTTATATAATGTTCCACATACAACGTTTAAATGAGCTTCGTGCGCTTTAATTGACTTTAACATATCTGGCATTTTACCAATTTCTACACTAGATGATGTATGAAACATAAAAGATGCCAATGGTGAAATATTCCACTGATTACAACCTAGAAAAATTAATGTAGCTGCACTAGCTACTAAACCCTCAGCATGAGCACTTACTCGCTTAGCATTAGAACCCGCTATTGCAGTACATATCTGAACAGCTGTAAATAATGAACCACCCGGAGAATTAATATGTAAATGAATCTCATCCTCTTCTTGAGCAAATCTTAATACTTGAAGCAATTGCTGAAAATCTTCACTGTGACCAATTTCTGAAATATCAAAATCATACTTCATACCTGAAAGCGGTACCGCTGTAACCGGAATTAATGAAGCACCAAATAAATTACCCATAGCCGGCTTCATTGTTTCTTTATTATCTGGTGCTGTGATCATGTTGTTCATTGTTAGCATAATATTTTTACCTTTTTATTTATTTTTTATTATTTAGATACTATATGAATGTCGCCAGTTCCCTTTAATGTAATCCTAACTGTACCTGAATTTAAAATTCCTGAAGTAATTGACTCAAGAGCAAATTGTGAACTCATATCAATAAAACTATCTGCTGTTGGATTGTCACCATATGCAATCTCAACACCAGTCGCATCTCCAAACATTATAGCAAAATAATTGTTATTAGTTCCATATCCTTTGCTTTTTACTTCAAATGTCATACCATCACCAGGGATAGTATACTTGGTTGATGTTAATGTATCAAACTCTGGTAATATAATTTCTGTAGCCATTTTGTAACCTTTTAGTAAACTTATGAAATATGGGGCGTTTAAACCCCATAGTATATTATTATATTTATAAACCTAAATCTTCAAGCAAATCATCAAGATTATCATCCGCATTATCATTCGTAACCTTCTCAACTTTCGCTTTTGACTCTTTACTAACTGGTGTACTCTCTGTAACTTTTGCCTTTGGACTAATTTTTAAAGTCTTATTCAACTTATCTTGTAACTCAGCAGCTGACTTGAACTCACTAGGTGCTACAATTTTTGACAAATCATGAAGATGCGTTTCCAACTCACCAAGCTTTTTCTCATCTCCCTTAAACAACTCAGACTTACCTTGAAATGCCGATTCATCATAATTAGGGAAATATTGACCTGGTACAGCTCCCGGTACACGCTTCACCTTAAGAACAAAATTTGAACCTTCAAAAACACAAGTTACATCTTCTGGATCAATACCCATATCCTCATCAGGATTCATTTTTGAATTGATCTTATCCATGATCTTCTGACCAAATCGGAACTTATATACATTACCTTCCGAACTAGGATTTTTTGTATCTTTAATAACTAAAATGTTAGCCCAATATGATAACTTACGCTTACGTGCTCGTACTAGGTTTTTATTACCCTCATCACCTGTATCCCACAAATCACCATTCATAGCACATACTGGACACTCTCCACCAACCGTGGTCGGACAATTCTCAATGAACCAACGAGAACCTTCTTTAAAACCATGATTATAAATCTTAACAAATGGAACTACGTGACCAGTTGTATCTGTGGCTGGCAAAAAACGAATAATTGCCGTTGAATTACCCTGCGCATCAGTTGTTGGTTTCCACTCAGTAAGATCTGGACCGTAATCCGCGTTACCAGTTTTAGTTAGTGATGCTAGTTGTGCTTGAATGTCTTTTACATTTTTACGGGCAAATGCCATAATATCTTTCCTTTTCTATTTTATTTTTAAACTATATATACTATTATATACTTTTTCTAATTTATGTTTTTAACAAATTATTTTATATTGTCATTGTTATCCAATTGAGTGTATATTATATCACAAATTCTGTGATATTGAACACTTTTTAAAATATATTTTCTAATACATTTTAAAAAATATTCAACTTATTATATGTAACTATTATATCATATCTATTACACGATTTGAACACTTTTTATAAAAAATATTACTTACCGATTAATATGTTCTATATCACGATAAGTAATATTTGACTATTATATAACAAAACTAAAAACTATTGAACACTTTTCTTATACTTATTTACTATTTCTTTAAAAATACCGTTTGCCATCTCTGTATCTATATCTAATATCTTCTTATAACACTTTAACTTAGGCGATGCCGTTGGCCATAAAGGATCATAATCAGGTATTCCTGACTCTATCTTATTAATTAAACCTAAAATAGAATCCAATATCATAAATGACTCTATAGTAATAAAACCCTGTATAACCATCTTTAATATAGGTGGATGAATACTATCAGAATATATCAACTCCTTAAATTTGAGTTTATGAACTTCCATATACTCAAACAAATAATTAATATCCTTAATATAATTACTATAAGCATTAATTACATTAGCATTCCGCTGCTGATATATATCTATAGCATCCTGATCCATTAAATCAAAAACTGACTTATCAGAATTATGCAAAAAATTATGCACAAATATCATATAATTATGCTCAATAGTAAACTTCTCAGCTATCTTGTTAAAGAAAAACTTATCGCTCCTACGACTAAAGGCATCCTTAGTTATCTTCGAACTAACCGAATATTTCTTTAAATCATAAGACCCATTGAAATGAGCCTTTACCAAACAATAAGTCTTAAACGTCTCATAACCATCCTTCCTAATACTAGGCAATGGGTTATACACTTTCAATAATTTTTTAGCCATCTCTTCCTTTTAAAAACAATTAATCATATCACTACCACAAGTCTTAGTCTTAGGTTTTGGCTTCTTAACTTTAGTCTTCTTGATAACTTCTACATCTTGCTTAGTTAATACACCCTCTGGCTCATGATGAGCTAATGCACTTTGTGAACTCAAAAAAACTACAGAACTAATAAACATACCTACTAAAAATTTTTTCATCAATCTATCTCCTTTATTTAAATAATTACCGCAACATCCTGCGGTATACACCTATTTCTCTCGAATTTATGACAACTAGTTAATAACACAACTACAAATATAGCTAATACTAACTTTTTCATCAATTTATTCCTATTTTCTATACGGCCCAACTATGAACGTCATGACACCTTAACTCATTTACCGAAGCTTTTAATAAACCATTCTTTAAACTCTCTGCTGATATCTTATTAAATATAGTTGTTGACATCAACTTATTTATATCACTATACTCATAATTATATAAATCCATAAACATTGATAAAGACTCTACATATGATATACAACCTATAACTTTATGTATCGTCTCTATCTCATAACTAATGTTATTTTTAGTCTGCTCGGTAATGGGGAAACTTAACCCCATTAACTCGCTTTTAGATTCATAATCTGTATCTAACTTACTAAATGACCTTAATGTATCTAACTCATCCTCTTGATTTGACATCTATAACCTATTCATTACTATTAAATACTGACTCATAAAAATCAACAAAATTCTCATGCTGCTCGATAACTTCATTCAACTTCTGATCGTGATATACCTTAACAATACGATTGAAATCAGATGCTTTTAACTCAAACTTCTCCTTCATACTCTCAACAATATCCTTCTGTAAATCACGCTCAGCTTGCTGACGTGTTAATGAATCACTCATCTCTTTAGCAGCTTTCTGTACAACTTCTAACTCAGGCTTAGTTAATGTAACTGACATAATATCTTCCTTTTTAAATTTATCTTGTATATCTATTTTATAATACTTTTCTAAGATGTTGAACACTTTCACTTAAATATTTTTAAGTAGCATTTCGTTTAACATGAGTCTATTATATAACACTTTAACCATATCTTGAACACTTTATTTATTAACTTTTGTTAATAAAGCGGAACAGAATAACGAACATCTGAATAGCGGAACAGAATAACGAACATCTGAACAGAAACTAAATAGTCTGAATAGTGGAACAAAATAACGATTATCTGAACAGAAACTAAATAGTCTGAATAGTGGAACAAAATAACGATTATCTGAACAGAAACTAAATAGTCTGAACAAAAATACCTAATAAAACCAAAACAATCTGAATAGAATGCTTAAAAGATCTATAAACGAGAGCTCGCTCGATACTTCTTCTATGGTCCGAAAAAGAAAGGGGATAATGTTATTCAGCGCAGGGAGCTTGCGACCTTACCCCGAAGGGGTCAATTAACGTTTATCTATATATTCTGCGTTTAATTCCGCGGCCCCCGTTTGAAGTATTAGTCTATACCCTTCGGGTAGGTCGCTTCGCTCCCGATCTGTTGTTCCGTTGCCTTCCGCGGGCTCCTTTAAATAATTTTAATTATTATTAATAATTCTATATTGGGGTTATTGAAATCGAGTTCAATTCCCAGCTAAATCCCCAATGTTCAGTCGACCAAATAACGGTGGTTCTATTAGAACAGCCAATTCATACTTCCTCAAGTACTAGGAATTCTCATCCATATGTGACATTTTCCTTAAGTACTTTAAATACCTTGACGTAAATGCCTAAAAACCTTTCGCAGTTAATTTCGCTTAAACCGGTCAGATGTTGACATGATCGAAGGGGTTCAATACCGCACCAACGTCATGTTTCTTTTGTTTATAGCAGAGATACAACTGCGTATTACATATTATTCTAAAATCACAACAAATTGTTAAATTTATAAAACCGCCTAAACAGCTCTTATAGTTTTATTTATATAACTTATTATATCATAGTCCAACTCATTGTTGAACACTTTTTATCTATTCTCTAAAAAATTTGGCAGGTCACGACGGACTTGAACCGCCAACCGTCGGTTTTGGAAACCGAAGCTCTACCAATTGAGCCAGTGACCTATAATCGGAGAACTACTATTCAAAATTCTTCTCACGATTTTCTAAAAAATATTCCCACTGCCTATTATTAACATATATTGGTAACGTCTCTAACGTCTGTGGAAACTTTAAACGTATTACAAATTGACTGCTACTAACAGGCTCAACTAAATATATACGTTCATATTTATGCTCGAAATTTATATAAGACAAATATTCATGTATTAAAGCATAATCAACTTTAGTCTGTCTAATCTGCATAATAAATACCCTTATTTCTTATTATGCCTTCTAATAAAGGCTCTAATATTAATTACATATTTTCCATTCTCATACACTATTGGCATATATAAACCAGGTTCATAATCATCACCAAGAATATTTTTTAAATCTTGTATAGACTTTCCTTTAACATTATAATAAGTATATGGGACTTTGTTATCATCTAACACCTTCCGCACATATCTACACGACACACAATTATTCCCATATACTTTTATCATATTTTAAGCTTCTGCATCCTTAGCAGCTTCAACCACTTCTTTAGGAATCTCAGGAGCTTCTTCCTTATAACCGGTCTTTTCCTTCACTTTTGTTAATACATCATTTAACATAACTGACTCTGTCATTTCCATACCAACAACTTTCATAATAGCCGTAACAAATTCTTGAGTATGCAACTGCTGCGTTTGATAAGCTTTATTCATATTATCAGTTTGCTCAGCCATATCAAAAATACGCAACTTGTATTCTTTTACTTTTGCTTCCAATTGCTCTACTGTAAGTTTTTGTTCTACTTTAGCTTCAGACATATTTATTTATCCTATAATTTATACTATTTTAAGTTTAATTACCACCAGCTGAACCATTTCAACTGATTATTGTTATATTATATACCAATACTCTCATATATTGAACACTTTTTAAAATATATTTATATATTCTGTTGTGCTCGATGTATTTATATATAACACTTATTTTATACTATTATTCTCTTATATTGAACACTTTTCAAATATATTTATAACTCAATTTTATTTAAATCACTATCCAATAACTCTTGACGTAAAAATGAAAAAGTGGCACTACACGATACAGCATCAATACCACCAGTCTCACTATATGTGAAATTTAATGCACTTAATGTGGTTGGATATATTCCATAAAACTTATATACTGTAACTATACTTTGCTGTGTACTATCCAATATCATTAATATTGCATCTTTTTTAAATGATGATGATGGCTCTTCACCATATAACCCAGCATTAGCAGATAATATCCACTTATATAAATTAGTATATGCAGTATATTCCGCATCCATTAAAAACTCTATATCAATATCACCTAATGTTATAGCCGTACCAGGCAACCTGAGATTAGTTATGCCAGGTACTGATATACTAGTCTCATTTAAAGTGAGCGTGGGTGTTGTTATATCTGCAATCTGCCAAATAAAATCCGCTACAGATTTGTTAGCACCATCCTCCGAAAGAATCTCAAACCTGAAATTTCTACTTTGTAATGTATTTTTCATTAATCAGTCGCTCCTATGATAACACCACCTTGTGGCGCTGTTGGTACAATACCACTATAAACATATGTCTTATTACCACCGCCGCCACCATTAGATGTAACATTACTATTACTAGTGTTATTTTGTATATTTACACTAGTATTTTCCGTCTTACTAGCAGCATCAGCTTCTTTTTTATCTTGGGCACCTAACATACCCATTAAATTAAAACCTGTAGATTTACTTTCAGAATCCTCTTTAGGCGTTACTAATGGCAGCTTTTTATCTTTATTTTGCTCTTCCCATTCAGCAGCAGCTTGTACCTTAGCCTCCTTAGCCTGCATCACTTCCTTTTGCTTCTGAGCACCTATCATCATTCTAGCTGCAGCATTATGACCCTCTAATCTATTTCTAGCTTCAGGGGCTGCTCTTCTTATTTCATCTTCAGTATATAACTCATTCCGTTCTTTATTACGAATAACATCATCAGTATCAAAGAAATTAGCTATTTCTCTGTCTCCTGCAAGCTCTTCTTCAGTTTTATTTTGTTCTTCCGCATCCTTCATCATTTGTGGAAGATTTATTTTTAACGGGTTACCCTCATTCTGTTTATCAATTTTTGCAATGTCCTCATCTCTTTTCTTTTCATATTGTGCTCTTTCTTCATTTTTTCTTGTTGCTATAATGCTTCGCGCTTTACGATTGTGTTCCTTCTTAGCATCTCTAAACAACTTAGGAGTGGCCTTTATTTCTTCTTTAGTATATAACTCATCTTCAGGCTTAGGCTTATTATACTCCTCTTCTTCTTTAGCTTCGGCTTCAGCTTCTTCTTTTAGTCTTTGCTTTTCCTTCTCTGCAGCAACTTCTTTTTCTTTCTTCTGTTCTTCTTTATACTCATTATAATTATCATTATCACCAGTTGCTATGTCAGCTGCAGCATCTAAAGGATTTTTTATCATCCATATTAATTTATCTATACTTTCTGATATCCATCCAATAAAACCATCCCATGCCGCAAATACTGGATCTAATAAACTATCCCAAAAATCATTCCAACCTTCAACTAAACTATTCCACCCATCTGCGAACCAATCAAATATATCACCCCATATACCCGTTATATCATCCCAAAAATACCAAAGAGCTCCAGCTACTGCAGCTATGGCTATTGCTATAGCACCAGGTACTGAAAATATAAACGCACCTAATGCTGAAAATGCTACACCTAATGCCATAACAACTGTACGTATAACATTGAAAATGGTTTTTAATACGTTAAATGCCTTTGATACTCCACGTATAACATCAACAATACCTTTCATATTCTTCATGGACTTCATCATACCACCAAGACCACCTAAACCACCACCACTCTGCTCTTCTTCATTCTTTTTCTTATTTTTACTCTCAGCAGCAGCAAACGCCTCATCTAAACGATCTTTCTTTTCATTTTTAAGATCATCACGCTCTGCTTTATTCATATGCTCAGCTATTTTCTGAACAGTTGAATTTAACTCCTCACTAGCACCTAACTGCTCATTAGCTATTTTATTCTGCTCAATCTCATGCGCGTCTTGATCTGCATCAACCTTTACATCATCTTCAGCTAAATCTGTTGGCGTTATAACAGCACTCTGTATATCTTCAATCCCATTAATTCTTGCAACTTCACCAACATCATCCATATCTGATATTAAATTGTCAGTCGTCGCATCCTCTGGCGCTATACCATTATTAAAAACTTTTAATATCTCAGTTAAATCTTTCTCTATATCCTCTGTTAACTCAGCCATTAACTGTTGATATGCTAGTTCACTTTCTAAATCTAAACTCCCACCAATTCCTAATAAAGCAGTATGCGATTCTTTAACTTTTTCAAGCTGTTCTTCGTATGCAGCTAAAGTCTTTTCCTCTATTGTAGAACCTTCTTTACCCTGTGAATTTTTTCTACCAACACCTGAAAACCATTTTACTCCTTTAGATATTCCTTCACCCATACTTTTAAAACCACTTACAGTACTCTTAAAAGTTTGAACACTCGCCATTAAACCAGCAACTAACATCTTATCATTGTCACCCATAGCTCCGCCAATAGCTTGAGTTACTCCAGAAACAGTCTTATCCATCCCAGCACCTACCGCATCTCCTATATCTGCGGAAACTCGTGCTGAATTTTTAATTGTATATTTTAATAATTTGTTATCATCTTCTTTTTTACGCTGAGCTTTAATATCTTCAATTTTCTTAGTTAATGCCGCCATCTTCTCAGCTTCATCTAATGAAGCTTGAAACCCACTAGTTATATTAGTACCCATCTTCTCAGCATTCTGATTTAACTTCATTAACTCATCAAGCATCTCATGATTGAGCACATTATCATCAATAATAGTAGCAATTTCATTACCAGTTCCAGACTGCTCCTCTATAATACCACCTTCATCATTATTATTAGAACGTCTTTCTATTGTACTAGTATCACCTTCATTATTATCATTATTATTAGAACGTCTTTCTATTGTACTAGTATCACTATCTTCATCGCTACTATTATCACTACTAACAACGGTATTACCCGTTCTTAACGATGATATTGTATCTATCATAGAAGTTACAATACTATTTCTATTTCTAACAGCTGAATCGTCTTTATTGTCTAATATATTAATTATTTTGCCTAACTTGTTGTCACTATCAACACGAGTAGCCGATTGCTGTTTTTCTATACTCTTTAAAACGCCAAGAATATTTGAAGAATTACTCATATTAAAATCAGCATCTTCTTCAGCTGTAACTCTGTTAATTGTAGCAGTATTGGCAGTACCACTGCCAACAGCCGCATTAGCTTTTTCTACCGCACTAGAACTTGGACTATAATTGGCACTATCGTTTAAAGCCATGGCACTACCTTTTTATTTAATTACTTTTTCTTTTGTTGGGCTTTTATTTTTTCAAATGATTCTTTAAGCTGAGCTAAATATATAGTCATCTCAAAAGGCATCATATAATCTATATCAGATAAATTGAAATTTATTATATCTGTCCGCATCAAGGCATACACTCTCTGATAATAATACTGAGATGTATCACCAGCGAACATTAGATAAAAAAATCTTCTATACCTACTAACTTCTGATTGTAACGCTTACCACATGATGGACACTTCATCTTAAGAGTATAACTAATCCTAGGTATGTTAAATATATATTTATGCATCTTACTAATTGTTGGTGGCTGTATACGCTCAAACAATTCACTCATATCTTCTTCATCTATCATAGTAATGTCACTAATAACATCACCAACCTGTATACTCTTAAAATGCCTAATTATATTTTGTATAACACTCTCGCCAGCATCTGCATTAATATTAAAAAATGCTGTATCTTTAAAACATGGTCTAGTTAATGTTACTGTAATACCTTCTTGTATTTCAAACTCCATCTCTTCTGGAATTTCTACTTCTGTAATACTTGGCTCAATCTTGTCAAACAATATTTTACTTTTAATTATTGTATTACACGTACTAATCTTAGCTTTACCATGATCATCAGTTAAAAGCACTTCATTAGAACACTGAAATGATACTGGCATTTCTTTAGTACCTGTACCAAACTCAAATGCTTTAACAAATATATTCTCAAAATCAAAAGAAGTTAATGTTGATGGCTCAATATCCTCTTCTATACAATTTAATACTACTTGCTCAATAGCTGTAAGGTGATCTAATAATTCATTAGAACCATCTTTTGCTAATAACAAATTCCTATATTCCTTCATTACAATTGCTCTAACTGTAACACTCTTACCACTCAATAACTTGACACTGAATGTTGGAATAGTTACCGCATTAATGTCAAACTTACCCTTCTTACTCATAAATATAATCCTATTATTTAAAATATTATTTGTATCTTATACAAACTAATTGTATATTCCAGTTCTATCATCTCTTTTAGCCGATGCCGCAACTTTAGGACTGTAAGTCTGAAACTTAATGTCTTCTGGCATAAACTCAGCTGTAAACTTAGCTACTTCATTGTTACTCTCATAACTAAACTCCAAAGCAGAAATACTCGTAATTATACACTTATTATGTATCGCAGTAGCTACTGCACTTGTTTCTCTATTATATATATAAACATTAATTTGTGGCAATAAAAAGTTATCTGGAAAATCTACAGTATTTGTCTTATTATCTAACTTTTGATCTACTAACCATCTAAGATATTTATACTCAGTATAATTACTAGAACACCTAAATGTTATTGATAAACCACTATGATCTTTAGATGTCATTAATAAATTCTTACGCTGATATTGCATATGCTCTTTACGAACATCAGCTGTTACTGATGGCAATGTGACAGCCTCAGCATATAAACCCATAGTCTTAGTTGGATTAAACTTATCTATTTTAACATCACCTTTACTTATACCTATATCATTATCATTATAATCAGCATAACCAGTTCTTACCAAAGAATCCTTTGATGATGAATTTTCCTCATTTAAAAATCTTAATAAAGCTTCTGGATCTTCATTAGCCAATAAACCCGTTGTTAATGGTATTACCTCAGATAAACCATTAAGGGATGCTCCACCAGTAGCAGTCTCAATAGTAGAATAACTCTGATGTGGCTCCATCCTAACCAAAAATAAATTATTTCTTGCTAAATCTTCTACTAATAATGTTGATAAAAATAAATCAGTTTCCCGTTGTAATGAGGGAGCTTTCTGTGTTTTTACCCCTGGCTGATTTTCTTTTAAATTTTTAAATATTCCCGCCATTATTATATACCTCTATTTTTTATTTCTGTCATTATATGCTACTACAGCTGATATATTACTACCAGTATCCTTATACGTAAACTCTTGTGTAGGCATTTTAATAGCTTTACCCCAATCTTTCGGCGATATCTCTTGAAAAACTTCAACTACGTGTGAAAACAAATACTTTTTAATCATATGTGGAACCCACTTATGACGCTTTATCTTACTATAATTTATTTTTAAATATGTACTATTAGATGTATTCTTAGTAGAACTATATCTCATTATTGTATCTAAAAACTCAGCACGCTGCTTAGGTGGTATATAATGCAAATTTATCCCTAATATATGCTTACCTGAAACTCCTAAACATATCATTAATGGATATTTATCCCAATAAGGCAAATATTTTGCAGTTTTTGCATTATAACCAAATTGATACATTCTGCCAGGTGTTGGACTATAAACTTTATGGGTCTTAACACTCTTACGCTGACTTTCTTTACGCTCAGCAGTTGCAAGCCTTCTAGCTTCTTTTTTATTTTCGTTAAGTTTCTTATTATACCACTTTTCTGCTTGTGCTTCAGACATATCTTTAGTTATAGATATACCTTCCATAAACTCCGAAATCTCTTCTTGCTTTGTTTTTTTAGCCATATAATAACCCTTTACACATCTTTAAAATTTTAAACCTATCTTTGCAGCATTCTTTTCTGTTAATATAAAAAACTTCCATCCCTTATCTTTACAAAATAACTGAGCTGTTTTCCACTTGTCCTGATTAACCTGATATGTATATGCTTTCTTAAAATACTTATTCTTTGAACTTTCAGATAATTTAACTGGTGCATTAGGCATAACTGTCTCATGATGTGGCTTTATCTCTACTAAACACGTTAAACCATTATCATAATGTACTATGAAATCCATATAATAACGCCGCATCTTACCACCATCAGCTGTACTCTTATATGGTATTATTACGGTCTCATATGAATACCACTTTACATGAGGATTAGCATCCAAATGCTTTAAAAACTTATATTCCCACCTAGACCGCCACTTTATCTTTTTCCAATCACCCTTGTATTTATCTTTATTAACTGGACAAAATTTACCAGAATAAGCCATAAAAAACCTTTAAATTTTATTCATATAAATATATATTTATATATAATAAAAACATAGGAAAATATATCATGGCTGATAATATAAAAGATAGCACTAATGAAGTGATAGATGGCTTAGCAACTCCTGGTGGTTATGGTATTGTTAGAGATACAACACCTAAAAAAGCACCAGAAACACTACTGTCATTCCCAGATAGCTTAAAAAGCGATACTGAACTCTATAAAAACTGTTTACATTTTGCTTGTGTAGACCCTATAACTACTTCTGGAGTACAAGCAATGTCTACTTCATATAGACAATCAGCTCTAAACTATAGTAGTAATGTAACAGCAGTACCTACAAAAAAACACTTACTTGATATATATTTATACAAACCACTAATGGTTACTAAATTAGCTCATAACTATGAAGCAGTAAAAAGTAATATTATTGACGATGTAATTAAAGCAGTAATGGGCCCATCAAGTGATGAAAAATCGCAAGCACAAGATAACCCTTCTAACGTACAAGTAGAAGGAAAAAATGCAGAAGGAAAAGGCGTTGGCGAATCAATTGCAGATGGCGCTGAAGGACTTGCAAAATCACTTGCAGGCTCAGCAAAAGGCTTTCTTAATAATGCAACTAGCTCAGCTAAACAACAAACCACAGGTAAAGCGTATCTTACTCCATCCGCGGCAATGTATAAAGGCACTAATGTCCGTACTCAAGCTTTTAACTTTAAATTTAATCCGAGAAATAAAAAAGATTTAGAGTCAATGGCTAAAATTATATACTATTTCCATTACTTTTCCTTACCTACATTTAATGCACCAGATGCAGAAACACTAATAGATGGTGTTGATCTGGATAAATATGCATTCCAAACAAAAGGCGCAACTTACTATGATGTACCAAAAATGTGGTATATTGATGAAATGTTTGGTAGCACTGAAGGAAAAGATATAAAAAGACATACACCTAGATTCATTTTTGGTCCTGCGGCTATAACTAATATAGAATATAATATGACTCCCGATGAATTTAGTAAAACTCTGAAAGGCACCGCATCCGATCCTGCTGCTGTAGACTTATCAATAACATTTACTGAACTAATCCCACTAGATAGCCAACAATATGATGCCCAAAATAACTATACGGAAGTTCATAACCTAGGCCCTAATGTTAGAGGAGCACGATAAAAATGATATTATCTGCATACGATACCATAAATTATAACAATATAGAAATTGCTGATATTATAAACTGCACATCTACATACTATGACCGTATTAAAGCAAACTATACACCTATAAGGGTTACAGTTGAATATGGTTCTCGTGCAGAT